ACATTCAAGCATTGTTGGCTGCACCGATCAAATCTTTGTCTGAGATTGACAAAGCGACAAGGCGATACTGGGGGCAGCAAATCAATGCTCGTATTGGTGATCTCAAGAAGCAAGTCACTAACCGTCAAGACGGAGATGGTGCTGGATCACGTAACCGTTCACCGGAGCAACGTATCCGCGATAACCTGAACGATGTTATCAAAGTATGTCAATCCACAGAAGAGCCAACATTTAATGTAACTGAGATGATAAGCAAAGTGAAAGAGGCACTACATCTGCTTAAGTAAAAATTAAACCCCGCTTCGGTGGGGTTTTTTTTCGTCTACGTTTTATGCACAATTGATAACAGTTCCCTCTGTCGCGCTGAGCCTATGCAAACAAGATAGCACGTGCCGCGTTACGCGTCGTCGCGCCCGGTGCTGTTAGTGTCACACTAACACATGATAACAGTTCCCTCTGTCGCGCTGAGCCTACGTTAACGTGTTACCACGTGTTGTATCACATCGGGGGGATACCGACAAAACCGACAAAAGTATTATTGTTAGTGTCACACTAACACATGATAACAGTTCCTCCTGTCGCGCTGAGCCTTTGTTCGCACTAATGTTCGTAATGTTCGGCTAATGTTCGTTTTATTTAGCTATCAAACGTACATTTGCGTTTGGTGGTGACCAGTGACAATTACCGCCATGCACTAGCGTAACCTGCCTATCAGCTTTTGTAGTTTATTTATTTTTCTTATTATATATATATATTGTTCGTTATAAAGAAAGTTATATACAATAGGTAAAGTTAGTGTGTTACTAACAGTGTTCGTTTCTGCGCGTCTTCGTCCGACCCCCTCCAAACTAGTTCTCACTTTTCAAAATAGCGAACATTAGAACATTATATGTATATCAATGACTTGCTTCCGAACATTGTAAGAACTTTACACTAAACAACAGAACATTACACCTCTACACACGTTCTGACAACATTTGACATGTCTCGCTACTTATGAGATAATAGGTATGTTGGTGGAAGGTTTAATAGTTACTACCTCTCATCAACAACTTAAACTAAATGTCACACAGGAGAACGACATGTCACACGAAGTAAATGTTAGTGCCGCACTAACAAAAGAACCTGCGGTAACAGCACCATCCATTGGCTCTTCATCTATGTTGGTAGAGTTAAGCATCAGCACATGGACTGGACGCAAGCTAGACAAGCGTGCATCAAAAGATGTCACCATAACCAACCATGCCGATGCAGGTATCGCGAACGTCCACAAGAAGTTACTGGGCAATTGCGATGAACTCACAGCGGTACAGAAGTTTACCGCTAATGTTCGTAACCTACATTACAGCATGACAATGCCGTGGTCTGATACTGGCCTTCGATTACTACCGACTGCTCAGTATTTCAAATACCACCAAGCCATGACCGAGGTTCAGAACGAGTACGGTCGAATGGTTCAGGCGTTCATCGACACATACGACTGGGCGATCAGTCAGTCACAGGCACGGCTTGGCAACTTGTTTTCACATGATGACTATCCATCAGCAGAGAGCATAGCGCGTAAGTTTAACTTTCGCTTCTCATATATACCTCTACCAGATGCAGGTGATTTCAGGGTGGACATTGGCAACGAGGGTAACAAGTTAGTACGTGAGCACTACCAGACCTACTACTCTGAGCAACTAACCAACGCCATGAATGATGTATGGCAACGAGCGTTCAAAGCATTGACCAAGATGTCAGAGCGTCTCGACTACGCCGATCATGAGCAGAAGAAAGTATTTCGCGACACACTCATATCCAATGTGGTCGATCTCGTCGATCTACTGGATGTGTGCAACGTAACAGGTGATAGTCAGATGTCAGCGATGCGCCTGAAACTGGACGATGCCCTGCGTGGTATCACACCAGACGCACTACGCGAGGACGGCTACCTTCGCGCAGAAACTAAACGTACTATTGATGATGTCATCAAAGCACTCCCATCAATTGATCTTTAATCAGTTAGTGCCACACTAACAAACCAACGGAGAAACATTATGAACTCAGCAATTGACATGTACTCACTTAGCTTAGACCAAATCGCGACAGCAATACTACACGGTGGTAACAAGCGCACCATCCTTGTCCAAGGGCACATGGGTACAGGTAAGTCATCACTACTTGGCACAACAGTCACACGCTTGGCTGGCAAGCTGGGCATCAAGCACATACCGTTCTCGTGCTACTTCGACTGTACTACTAAGGACTTGGGCGACATCACCATACCCAAGATGTCCAACCTCGACGGTGCCGATTACGTTTCGTACGCGACCAACGAGGAACTGGGCGCACACCACAAGACCCCTATCGTTCTCATGATTGACGAGTATGGCAAGGCTAACCCTGCGGTGAAGAACGCACTGTTACGTGTCATGTTGGAGCGCAAGATCGGTGGCTACGAACTGCACCCTGACAGCTTGGTGTTTGCGACGACTAACCTTGGTGCCGAGGGTGTTGGTGATTTACTACCACCACACGCACGGAACCGTATCACGGTGATTAATGCACGCAAACCCGACAACATGGAGTGGATCGAGTGGGGTATCAACAACAATGTTGACCACACACTACTTGGTTGGTGTAAGGACAATCCTCATTTGTTTTATGGCTTTGGGGATGTCAAAGACCCCGATGACAATCCCTATATCTACCACCCCAAGCAACAACGTACCGCGTTTGTGACACCGCGTTCACTTGAGGCTGCGTCCGACTGGCTCAAGACGCGGGAGCAATTCGATGATCAGACGTTAACAGCTTTACTCATGGGTACCATTGGTGAACGAGGCGCGATGGACTTGATGGCCTTTGTCAAACTGTCTGACCAACTGCCGTCATTGCAATCTATCAAGGACGAACCTAAGACAGCCAAGGTACCAGACAGTGCCGCCGCCGTGTGTATGGTTGTTTACCGTACATTGTCCACGATAGGGAGTGACTGGCTTGACTCATGGATGGACTACATGGTACGCCTCGACAAGGAAGCGCAAGGTATGTTCGCCAATGGTTGTAGTGTGGAGAATTACACACACCGCAAGATCGTGATGACCAACAAGAAATTTACTCAATGGGCGATGGACAATAACTACATGTTCGCCGCCGACAAGAAATAGGAGAAAATAATGTTAGCTATAGGTAAACAACTTACCCCAGAGCAACGACTGTCTAAAGCTGTCGTTGCCATCATGGGCAAACAGACATACCTCGCTCTCGCAAGTGTCATGATGATTGGTGATCGTACGGTGGTGGACAACATTCCCACAGCGTGTACCAACGGACGCGATGAGATGTATGGGCGAGACTTCATTAACTCACTCAACGATGCAGAACTACGGTTCGTTGTGCTTCATGAGGTATACCACAAGCTGTATAAACACCTTATCACGTGGCGACATCTGCACGTCCAAAACGCTCAACTTGCTAACATAGCCTGTGACTATGTGATTAACATCAAGATTTCCGATGACAACCAAGATGGTTGGGCAGTCATGCCGCAAGGTGGATGTCTCGATGTTAAGTACCGTGACCAAGCTGTATGGGACAGTGCCGCAGTATTCAATGACCTACGTGACAACAAGCCACCATCAGGTGACGCACCTATTGGTACACCTAGTGGTTTTGACAGTCATGACTGGGAGGGTGCCGCCGAACTTACACCAGACGAGAAGCGCGAACTGGCACGTGATATTGACGAGGCGGTACGTCAGGGTGCGTTGATCGCAGGTAAGTTGGGGTCAGGTGGTAATCGTGATCTTGAGCAACTACTCGAACCACAGATAGATTGGCGCGAGGTATTGCGTGAGTTTATTCAGGCCACATGTGCAGGTAGTGACTACTCGACATGGCAACGACCAAACAGACGTTACGTGTCATCAGGTTACTACATGCCTAGCGGTATCAGCGAGCAGGCAGGTGAACTGGTCATTGCCGTTGACACGTCAGGCTCTATAGGTCAGATCGAACTCACCGCGTTTATGTCTGAGATCAAATGTATCTGTGACACGGTACACCCTGAGTATATCCGCTTACTTTACTGGGACACACGTGTGTGTCAGGACGAGAAGTACGACGTGCACCAGCTAGACAAACTCGTAGAGACTACCAAGCCCAAGGGTGGTGGTGGCACTAATGTAGAGTGTGTTACCGACTACCTCACTAAGCATGGTGTCAAGCCACAAGCCGCGATTGTTCTTACCGATGGACACCTTGCTGGATCATGGGGTCAATGGTCTTGCCCTGTGCTATGGTGTATCTTAAACAACAAAAGTGCAAAGCCTGATACAGGTACACACGTAAACATAACATCAAGGGAGATGTGATATGAGCAAATATTCAATCGAAGTGTGGAACATACAGTTCTACAAAGTTGACGACAACGGCGATGCGTTGCTCAACGCTGACGGCAGTGTCAAGCTGTTCGACGCTGACATCGACGTATCTGGCATTGCCGACTACGTGCACGACGACGATCTAGTGGAGTACAGCTACCCCTATGCACGACCAACAGGGTGATAATCTATGAGCATACAGATTGCAAGACTGATGAAAAAGTACCCACAGATATTCTATGACGTGAGTTATGAGGGCAACGGGATTGGTGAATACGGTGAACCGCTTGGTGGTGGGACTTGGTTACACATGCGTCCTAGTTGGTATAGCGACTCATGCAATGATTGTGGGACAATTCATGAATACACAATAAAAGACGTGTTATTTTTTGCCAAACGTGCCTATCAAGACAAAGCGCGATGGATCGATGACAACCCAAACGATACTAAACACATACAACTGATTTTGTCAGGAGCCTATGACCTGAATGGCTCCAAATAAAATTTTAATTAATAAATGGAGAACGACAATGACTTCAACAAGCATGAACTATGACTACAAACTTGTTAGTGAAGCACTAACAAGCAGCCCTGTCACCACCAGCACATCTGCGCGGTATAACGAGTATATTACACCGTTTGCTAAACGGGTGTGTAAAGAGTTACGTGTAAGAATGATAGGACGTGACCCTGCAAGCTACTGGATATACCGAGACGATTGCCCCTACGTACTAGGGTGGGTTGGTTTCGGTGACTACCGAGATGCTGGTGATGGTACGCCCATGTATGTGGTACAAGCACGTACGATTACGAATGGTAAGTACGCTCCGTACAACTCCCAATTCTTCATGAAGATGTCTACGAAATTTAATGTGGCACTACGCAACGCTAAGAAGTTTATACGTATGATGTCACCGCAAGAACTAGCGGGCACACGTATGCGAGACGCATCGAATGCAGTGGACAATGTGGTTGAAGTGGCAATGAATGAGTACAATGAGATACGTGCCAAGGTGATCGACGTGTCTGGGATGTATAGTACTACTTTGCATGAGCGAGCCAGCCGATCCAGCGACTCTTCTATTCTTCTCAATGAACTACGTCACCTGATGAATAGTAACCATGAGTTCATTGATGCTTCGTTCAGTAACGATCTTGTTACGTTCTTTGCCAAGCACGACGAGTTGAATAGGTTATCTACCCGTATCGTACCTATGTGGTTTGTCCATGTGTATGACCGCATGGAGCAACAAGTGTTTGACGTTGTTAACATCGACGAAATCACCCGTAAACACCGTGCTACTTTCGCCGGAATCCCCGTAACGATAGTCGCAGATACCGGTGCTGAAGTAACACGGTACACACCAGACACGTTACCTGAAGAAATTATGCAGAAACTTTCTGTACTTAATATCCTGCAAGCCAATCAATACGTCGATGATGTTGGTTTCTCTGCAGGTGACGGTATGTTCTATGTCCTACGATAGCGACTTACCACACGATATTAACATACACCGCGTCTGCGTAAATCCACACACCAACGCTGTCGAGGTGTCATGTATTGGCATGGGAGTTGACAGCGCGGCTAGTGGGGAGTACCCTTCAGTGGATGACCTACCTTTGTGGATGCAGGAGAAGGTTGCCCTACTAATGATGACCCCATTGGACAAGCCAACCACTTGGGTCGAAGCAGTAGGCAGACGGATTGACAATAATGTTTATTGGATATTCCATGAGTAATGTTAGTGTGGCACTAACAAGGGGGGTGGTTCGCCATCCCCCGACTTTCGCGCCATACCGTCGCATGAACAACGGTAATAATGTTAGTGCCGCACTAACAAGGGGGGTGGTTCGCCATCCCCCGACTTTCGCGACATACCGTCGCATGAACAACGGTAATAATGTTAGTGCCACACTAACAAAGGGGCGGTTCCCCGTTCCGATACCAGCTCCGATACCAGTTCCGAGGGAAATACATGATGGAAGAGCAAGGGGAAATTGCTAAAAGATTATCTCAAGGACTATGTCCTTGGTGTATGCAACCACTCAAAGAAACCAACGAACCTAATACGCGCAAATGTACTCAGTGTAGCGGAACGGTTACTGATATAGATAATTGCAGTGGTGTCTATTACCTGTGCTTAATAGTTGCAGAGGGTAGTTTGTTATTACATCATTGAGGTGGTGTCTATTACCTGTGCTTAAATAGGAGAACAAGATGACACCAGAAGCAAAAGTTAAGAAGAAAGTAGCGGAGCGTCTAAAGATGTTAGGAGCCTACTACTTCTATCCAATCACTGGGGGCTACGGCAAGAGTGGTGTTCCAGACATCATCGGATGCTACGAGGGCAAGTTCTTTGGTATAGAATGTAAGGCAGGTAAAAACAAACCAACACCCTTGCAAGAAAAGAATTTATCTGATATAAAAGCTAACGATGGCATAAGTCTTGTCATTAACGAAGACAATATAGATGACGTGTTGATCTATGTTGGCGGTAAACACTGCGACCCACGACAGGTAGAGTTAGATTTTGAAGGCTCACCTGTTTAGACACTGCAAAAGAGGTGCCGCATGAAGACGGAACGCACTAAAGCTGAATGGTTAGTTATCGCAAATCATTGTCTCAAGGCGTACATAGTCGCCCCCAAGTATTCACCGATGCGTCTATTTTTCTCATGGGGTGAGAAGTATGCAAGAAAGAAAGCCGCTAACACCTCCGAGGTCGCGGTGAGGGAAAATGCCCTCATCTAATCAACCTAACCACCGGACCTTAACCGTACGAGGGTCTTGTGGTCACTTGTTATATCGTACGAGCAATAGGAGAACAACATGGCTAAGAAACAATCCCCCAAAGCCGATAAGGTACGAGCGTATTTAGTTAATAACAAAACAGCTACCCCTATGCAGGTCGCCAAGGCTACTGGCGTATCGTATGGCTATACCTACAAGGTGATGTTTTTAGGAGGTTATACGCGGAAAAAGGTGTTTGTAGATTGCTGGACCGCAGAGGAGGAAGCAAAAAGCAAAAAAGCCCCTACCCTCTGGGAAAAACTCAAAGGAATTTTTGCGTAGTAAGATTCTTGATACCGCTAAGTCGTACGTAACTAAAGGTGGTGGTGAGTTAGCAGGGAGTGACTTCTAATGGACTTAATCACAATAGATTTTGAAACATACTACGACAAGGATTTTTCCCTGTCTAATTTAACTACAGAGGAATACATACGCGACCACCAATTTGAGGTGATTGGCGTAGGCATAAAGGTGAACAATGAAAGAACTGAATGGGCAAGCGGAACACACGAACAACTTAAACGATACTTACACACCTTCAACTGGGCAGAAAGTATGGCTCTCGCTCACAACACTTTGTTTGATGGTGCCATTCTCTCTTGGGTGTTTGATATTCATCCTCGCCTGTATACCGATACTTTGTGTATCGCCCGTGCTCTACACGGGGTGGAAGTTAGTGGGAGTCTCAGGGTGTTATCTGAAAGATATGAGGTCGGCACTAAGGGAACCGAAGTCTTAAACGCTTTAGGTAAAAGGCGCGGAGACTTCTCTGAACAGGACTTGTCGTTGTACGGTGACTACTGCATCAATGATGTTGAGTTAACATACAAACTATTCAACATCTTTCTAAAGAAAGGCTTTCCTAAACAAGAACTTATGATAATAGACATGACGTTACGTATGTTTACTGAACCGTTCTTGGAGTTGGATATTGGGTTA